GCTGGGGAAGCCATTAGTTCGTGGGACTTTAAGGCCGACACAACGAACGGGGCGTTAACCAAAATAATGACGCTTGATGGCAACGGAGACATCAGCTTCTACGAAGACACTGGCACGACTCCGAAGTTCTTCTGGGACGCTTCGGCAGAGTCGCTTGGGATTGGGACTAGCAGTCCGTCAAGTGTCCTTACAGCCATATCAGGAGCCTCTGCTGACGAAACTGTTTTGACCGTAGGCAATGACTACAGCACAGCAGATGCGGCTGGTGATGCTTCTGGTCTTATGTTCCAGCTTTACAGAAGCTATGCGTCTAGTCTTAATGATGCGGCTTTTATTAAAGCAGAAAAAGAACAGGCGTGGGATGCGGCAGGCGATAGATATTCTGCTCTGACGTTTGGAACAAGAAGCGGTGCTACAGAACCTACAGAACGCATGCGCATTGATTCAAGCGGCCTCGTCGGGATTGGTACGGATTCTCCTGCTACAGTGCTATCAATACACGACTCTGCTGACAAGGCGGTTTTCACGCAAACTAACGTGTCCAATTCGCAGAAGTTAGAGATAGGTAACGCTTATAGTTTATACACAGGCGCTAACGGCAGTCATAGTGCTATTGCAAGTGATTCGGTATTGGCTTTTGCTACGGCTGACGCTGAAGCCATGCGCATTGATGCAAGCGGCAACTTGTTGGTTGGGAAGACCACTACGGCTTTTGCAACTCAAGGTGCTGTTATCAACAACAACGGCTCTGCTGAGGTTACAAAAGATGGCGGTGCAACATTGTTCTTGAACCGCTTAAATTCAGACGGAGAAATTGTTGCTTTTTACAAAGACGGCACAACAGTCGGTAGTATTGGTACTGTCGGCGGACGCTTAACAACAGGAAGTGGTGACACAGGTTTAGCGTTTGAAGACACAAATAATAGAATTATACCTCATAACATAAGCACTAACGCCTTTAGAGATGCGGCTATTGACTTAGGCTATAGCTCAGGACGCTTCAAAGACATTCATTTAAGCCAATACGTCATCGCGCACCAAGGCGCATTCCTTGGCGGTAACGCCTCAGCCAATCATCTGGATGAATATGAAGAAGGGACGTTTACTGCGTCTTTACGAGGCGACACTGCGGAGCCTGCAACTCTTGTTACAACTACAGGCTACTATACAAAAATAGGAAGAACATTTAATTATAATATCAGTTTTGAAAATAAAGACACAACAGGTTATTCAGGGGATGTGTCTGTATCAGGACTTCCGTTTGCTAATGATTTTGGTCGTCATACCGCCGCCGCTGGTGTTTACTCATTAGCATCTTGGAGTGAATCTGTAATTGGCGTATCAAACTCAGGTAATACAAATATAGACTTAATGGACATAAGGTCAGCAAACTCGTGGGCTTTCGCACAACATTCTGCTGGTACTACACGTTACTTGTGGCTATCAGGAACCTACATGACAACAGACTAATTATCTCAAGTGGATTCTTGAGACGGACTAAAGGAGAAACAAAATGGCATTAACAGAAAGAACAGTCGAAGATAAAATTGAAATAGTCGGAGACTTCAAACACGTTCAGGTACGAACTGCAACCGTTATTGAACGAGATGGCGTTGAGATTTCACGGTCTTTCCATCGGCACGTCATCATGGCTGGTCAGGACTACAGCAACGAATCAGCAGAAGTACAAGCGATTTGTGCAGCGGTTCACACGACTGAAGTCATCGCCGCATTTGAAGCATCACAAGGAGACGCACCATGACAACTTGGACAATCTCAACTTTAGAGCGTGAGTTATCAGACGGTGGCGTAGTTGTAGCCCACTGGCGAGCTACTTTAGTAGACGGTGAACACTCAGCCTCTAGCTACGGCACTTGTGGGTTTACCCCAGACCCTTCAGACCCTGACTGGGTTGCTTACGACAGCATCACACAAGACATGGCTTTAGGCTGGTGCTGGGCAGAACTAGATAAAGACGCGATTGAAGCATCATTAGCAGCAAAGATTGAGCTAGACAAGAACCCAACAAAAGGAGTAGGTGTCCCATGGTAATACTAGAATATATTAACGCAATCACAGCTTTGGTCACTGCATGTTCAGCGATTACAGCTTTAACCCCAACGCCTAAAGATGATAAAATCATCAGCAAGTTGTACAAATTGTTGGAGATTGGCGCATTGGTCGTCGGTAAAGCGAAGAAATGACCGAGGAAGAACGTAACCTGGCGCTTGAAGCCCTAGAAAAGATTGCTCGCCATGAGAAAGAATGTGGCGAGCGATGGGGCGAAGCTCTGAACGAGTTAAAGACGTTGAGGTCTGTTAGTGATGCTCATGCTGCCCGTTGGGAACGATTAGCATGGCTGGTGATTGCGACAGTGTTATCAAGCGCAGTTACTTTTGTATTTTCAATCTAAGGAGAAGAAATGGGTACTTTAAAAATAGACGATAACGAGTATGAAATTGATGATTTACCGGAAGCAGTGAAGGCCAAAGTTGCAAGAATGCAAGAGATTCAAGCTCAGATTAACAGTCTAAATTTACAAGCTAACGAACTACAAACAGTCTTTCAGGCTTACATAAATACTATCAAGGAAGACTTGGAACCGCCCCCAGATGAGTAAACATCATGGATTATGTGGATTTAATCGCTCAGATATGGCCCATTTTTGTGGGCTTTATCATTTTAGTCTTGACGCTCGGCAAGTTAATGTCACGGACAGACGTTTTGGAAGAAAAGGTTAAAACGCTCTTTGAGCTTTGGAATAACAGGAATAAATGATTTACTTACTAATCTTTATCGGGAGCTGGCAGAACCCCGATAGAATAATTTTCGACTCAATTCAAGAATGCGAGATAGCTGCTGAAAAACTTAAAAGTGTATCCGATAACATAATCACGGCTTGCGTATCAAATGTTTAAATACTTTACGTTAGAGGAATTCGCGTGTCAGGAGACTGGTGAAAATGGCATTAAGGAAGAATTCGTCACGTCCCTGGACGCACTCCGTCATGAATGTGGTTTTCCTTTTGTCATTACGAGCGGTTATCGGTCTCCTCGTCATAGCATTGAGGCTAAGAAGCAAACCCCAGGACAGCATGCGACAGGCTGCGCTGCTGACATTGCTATTAGCAACGGTGCTCAGCGCTTTATCATTGTTTCTAACGCTCTACGTCTCGGATTCTCCGGTATTGGCATCGCCAAATCTTTTGTCCATGTAGATATCCGTCAAACGACTCCGGTTATCTGGACGTACTAAATAAAAGGCCCTCCGTAGAGGGCCAGTACGCCGAGGGGCGCGGGGGAGAAGAATCTCCATAATAACACAGCCCGTCTAAATAACTATCGTCTCTTTTGTTTACTTCTTCGCTTTAATAGTTTACGATGTAACTGTTTCAGCAAAGGAGAAGAAAATGGAACAATCAGAAAGCGTTAATGAACTCGCTACGGCTTTAGCTAAGGCACAAGCTGAGATTCGCAATCCAGGCAAAAACACCAAGAACACGTTCTTCAAGAATGAATATGCTGACCTTACGTCAGTCCTTGGCTGTATCCGTCCTGTAGCATCCGCTAACGGACTATCGTTCATCCAAGCAGTAGAGGCTTACAACGGCAATGTCGCCGTCACAAGTCAAATTAGTCATTCTAGTGGGCAATGGATAAAACAAGTAGCAAGCGTAGAAGTTCCTAAAACATCTAAGAATCCGATTCAAGATTTGGGTTCAATGGCGACTTATCTGAAAAGGTATCAAGCTCAGTCAATGTGGGCAATCTGTGCGGACGAAGATACTGATGCCCAAGATTTAGGTATTGAAGATATCAGTGACGAAAAGGTCGCACACCTTGACGCCATGCTAGACGCCACAAAGTCTAGCAAAGAAGCGTTCCTAAAAGTCTACGGTGTAGAGAATTTGAAAAGCCTTACTGACTCGCAGTATGAGAAGGCCAAAAAACAACTTCAGCAGAAGAAAGCAAAGCAGGCAGCTCAATGAAGATCCACAACGTCGAGCAAGGATCTGAGGCGTGGTTTCAGCTACGTCTTGGAGTGCCATCTGCGAGTCGCTTTAAAGACCTTTTGACTCCGACAGGTAAGCCTAGCGCGTCTAGCGAGAAGTACATGCACGAACTGCTCGCTGAGAAAATGTCAGGTAAAAGGTTTGATTCGTTTGACACCTTTCACATGAAAAGAGGCCGTGAACTAGAACCTGAAGCGGCTAACGTGTTTAGTTTTCAGACCGATTTAGTCTGCCGAGAGGTCGGGTTTGTGACCAACGATTCCGAGACAGTTGGTTGCA